AAAATATAATTATGCTGATGTAATAGAGATAGTGTTTTAATTAAAGGAGGATTAAATGAAAATAAAAGCGATTCAGAGAAGAAGTTTAAATTTTATTGTTAAGGATATAAATTTATGGAATGTTGTAATAAATTCAACTTCTTTTAAAAAATGTGCGTTTGTATTTAATCAATCAAAATATTACGCACCATCTGCATTGATTATTAACAAAGACAACTCATACAGTGTTGTAATAAACGGAATTGTTTCTGAAGATTTAAAATATAAATGTGGAGTGTGAAATGGAACTAACTATTCAAGATTGGGGGATGATGATAGGTAAAAAAGTTCAATTTATAGAATATACTGGAGAAAAAGGAATAGGATTTTTAACAGGAATAACAAAAGATATCCATAGAACACCATCACTGTGGATTGATTATGATTATGAATTTGATTTAGATTCATGCAAACCAATCATGCGCACTGTCGACCAAATGACGGAGAAAGAATTTCAAGAATTTAATAAAATAGCTAAATTTAAAGATACAAGACGTTTTTATTGTTTAAGCTTTTTTAATCTTAAAGATTCACCAGAAAAAATAAAATGGCTTATACAGAATGGGTTCGATGTCTTTAACTGGATAAATCAAAATTTAGCAATTAAACAGGAGGACTAAATGAAACAATTAAGTAAAAATTTTAAAAGAAAAGAGTTTGAATGTGGATGTAATTGTGGATTTGATACTGTAGACTATGAATTATTATGTCTATTGGAGGAAATAAGAGAGGAGTTTAATTTTTTATATCGTAAAGTATTTATAGAGATAACTTCCGCTTGTAGATGTGAAAAGCATAATAAAAAAATTGGTGGTTCTCAAAATTCACAACATTTACGTGGAAGGGCTTCAGATTTTAAAGTCTGGAGATATTTTAATAAAAATAAAATAAGACAAGTTCCACCAAAAGAAGTTTATGATTTTATAAACAATAAATATCCCGATAAATATGGGTTAGGTAAATACGAAACTTTTACACATTTAGATACGAGAAATAAAAAAGCAAGATGGTAAATAAAACTTGCAATGCCATAAACAATGTGATATAGTGCGCTATGTAAGTTAGGGTTAACAAAGGAGTGTGAAATGAAGAAGAGACCGTATAGACATAATACTTATTCCTCAGAGGAAGAAAAAAAAGCTATGCAGAAAGCAGCGGATAATTTTGGAATAAGTGTTAATGATCTAATTAACAAAGCTGTATTAGTTTTGGAGAGCAAAGAAACCATGCAGGAAATTGTTAAAAACAAGAGATTTCCAAAGCAGATAAGAGAGTTATATTATGAAAAACTTAAAATTATGGATATGAGAATAAAATGAAAGGAGATTAAAAAATGACAAAATATAAACATATAGCACCTAGAAATGAAGAAAAGGCATCACGTACACAACAAAAAGTTTATGTTTGCAAATATTGTAATGCTATCTTTGAAAAAGATAATGTTACACCATGGGTTTGTCCTCATTGTACTAGAGAAACAATGAATAAAACATTAGAGTTCAGATATGCTGTCTGGATTCCACATAAAGAAAAATGGTGGCATAAATTATTGCCTTTTTTACGAGGAGGTCACTGGTTATTAACTCGCAAAAAACCATGGAAAGAGCAATAAAACAGACAAGTTAAAAAAAGTAGGTAATATTATGTTAGATATCATTATGTTGTTAATGTTTAGTTGTTGTCTTGAAATTCCTGAAATCAGATCAGATTATGGTTTAGAATTAGAGGCAGAAGGAGTCAAGCAAGTATAGAAATTAAACAAGATTTATTCACACCAAAAAACAGGGGCTTATCAATGGAGCAAATAAACAGAAGAGAAAAGCTTGAACAAATAAATATGCTCACACAAATTTTTTCTAAAATATACCATAATTTTGTTAGGCATACTGCACCGGATGTTTCTTTATCTTTAGCAGTTGAAGAATTTAATTTATTATGTCCTGAAAACTATACTGTAAGATTAAAAAACAAAGAATTGATATTTATAAAGCCAGCGATTGTTTATAAAGAAAAAATTGATAATATCATTAATTAATATTTGATAGTCATATCTATTATTTTACTAACATATATGTTATCATAATCCAAACGAGGTAATTTTTCAACCTCGGCGATCCAATAATTTTTATCTTTTATTTTGTGGATAAAGTGAATTTTTATGCTTTGATATAAACAGGCACTTTTAAACCTGTTTAATGCTTTTCTATAGTAGATTTCTAATCTGAACATTTTTGTCTCCATTTAATTGAAAAATCTTTTATCCAAAACAACAGACCATTGTTCTGGAGGGTAATCTGTTAGTAAGCATTTTGAATCAATTTGCAAAAAACATTTATCGCAATTATCAATAGAATTGCAATAAAATGAAATTTTTTTTATTAAATTTATTATTTCATTTTCTTGTTTATTTTTTATTTTTTTACGAATCATTTCACTCTCCATAATTAAATTAATAAACTTTATCATAACACCTTTCTGCGTATTTATTTAATGAAAAGTTAATTTGATAAATCCATTCGTTTGTTTTTCCTCTTCAATAAATTCAAGCCAATCTTCCCTCCAAATCCAGCCGTCATCTGTAATGTAAAGCTTTGCTCCATCTTCATCTACTTCACCATGTTCATCAACTGTTATTTCTTTACTACATAAAGCTATCATCTTATTGTTGAGTGGTATAGTGTTTTTTTTCTTAAAAAATGTAGTACGCAAATAGAACTTGATACTTGCATCTTTCAACCATGTTTCAAAAAATTTTCTACTTTTAACTCTTGCTTTCATTGTTTCCTCCATTTAAATAATGAACTCTTTCTGCTGCTTCTTCACTGCTTCCATGATCGCTTTCAGAATTAATCTTCTATTATCCAGAATTCGCATTCGTCGCATTCTCCACGACAACCATTCTGAACCATAAATTTATCAGTTTCTCTTTCTATGTGTTCTTGGAACGCAACACCCTGCCCACACCAAGGATCTCCGATTTCCTCGGCGGCCTGATGTCTTAACTGGCAATAGCCAGTCTGAGAGAAATTATCTTTATAATCGAGCCAATTTACTAATTCTTTTGCTCGATCTGTTACTAAATCAATAGAAATTTTTTCACAAGAACAATAATCTTTTTTACATATTTCATCATCAGGATATTTACAATCCTCCTGAATTACAAAAAAACCTATATCAATAGGCTGAGTATATGTGACCGAGGTATCAAAACCCCAGTCACATATAAATTCTTCTGGGATATTATCTATTTCAGATATATTTCTATTTCTAGAAAATATATCTTTCCATTTTTTTAATGTTGGACTTAATTCTTTCATTTTACTCTCCCTCAAAAAATAAATTATTAATTTCAGTCAAACTTATACTATTACAACAATGATGAGCTTGGTCAACATCGTTCCAATCTCTAAAATCTCTTTCATTAAATGAATTTGTTCCAGTCTGACAAATCCAAACACCATCCTTCTTTCCAAAAATGATGTTTGTATGAGCATCTGCGCCCGTCATAATTCTTTTTATTAATCTTACCAATTCTCTTTTTTTCATTTTACTCTCCATTAAAAAAATTAACAATCAACGAACTATCTATTAATATTATACTTATTTATTCTATCTTGTCAAGGTAGAGGATAAAAAAAATCACCTTTGAAATCAGGTAGTTACAAAAAAGTTTAAAATATAGGAATTTTTATATTTATTAAAACTAGACTTTATTCAAAAAATAAAATATAATTAAATATCTTTGGTTGCTCTTGCTCTGCGCAGAGTGGTTAGCAATCAAGAATGTTAGCTGAGAATGGTTAATAATGAAGAATGTTAACTGAGAGTAGGAGCAACCGTTCATGAATGAATTAATCAAAATTTCGACAACAAAAGGAAAACAAACAGTCAATGCAAGAGATTTACATGCGTTTTTAGAAGTCAAGAGACATTTTTCTATTTGGATAAAAAATCGTATTGAAAAATTTGGATTTATAGAAAATCAAGATTTTACGATTAACAAAATAGTTATCCGTAAAGCAACACAATTTGATTTTTACATTTCTCTCGATATGGCAAAAGAATTATCCATGTTAGAAAGAAATGAAAAAGGAAGACAAGCAAGGCGATATTTTATCCAATGTGAAAAGAAATTAAAAGAAGTTGCTTTGTTGCCTGATTTTACAAATCCAGCAGAAGCGGCACGAGCATGGGCTTTAGAGTTTGAAAAAAATGAATCTTTAAGATTAGAGAATAAAAAACAAAATGAAATAATAGAAGACCAGAAACCAAAAGCAAAAGCCTTTGATGCTTTAATGGAAAGCCGCGACACTGTTTCCATCGGTCAAGCAGCTAAATTGATCAGTCAATTTGATGAATGCAAAAAAATAGGACAGAATAAATTATTTGAATTCCTCAGAAAAGAAAAAATATTGATGGTTCAGGGTGAAAGCAGAAATCAACCCTTCCAAGAACAAATTGACCGGGGACGCTTTGAGCTTTTAGAACAAGAGTACTCCAGAAAAGATTCTGACGGCAAAATGAAAATAGGGATTAACCTTAAACCTGTTGTCACTCAAAAAGGATTGATGTTTATCAAAAAATTGTGGGAGGAAAGAGGATGAACGATAAAAAAAAATTAACAATACAAGAATGGGGGATGCTTAAGAATTAAGAGCAAAGAAGAGTTGGAAAAAATAGACGGGACAATTTCCCCGGAAATATTTTATTTTTCTGGAAAGGTTTTTAATGTAATAAAAGAAGACCATACGCACTATACAATAAAAATAAGAGATGTTGAATGGTGTCTATTTAAAGAACTTGTTGATATAATAGATAAAGATAAAAATTGTAAAGGAAGATTTGGCTTTGATTTTGAAAGATGTCATCTTTATAAAAACCCTGAAGAAGATGATTTAAACAAACTATAATTAGAATGGAGAACAAAATGAAGAACAAAAATGAAAATGTAGAAAAAAAAGAAACAGGCGGAGAGCAAAAACAATCTTATGCGTGTACTTATTCAGTTAATGTAATCAACAATGTTTTAGGTGTTTTGAACAAATGGAAAGAGTCCCATAAAGATATTACGCCAGAAATCAATTTAATAATGGCGTCATTAAGCGTGAAACCTTTGCCTGTAACTTTTGAAAACGTAGAGCCAGAAAAGAAATAATTTAATTATGGGAGGGTGGCTTTTGCTGTCCTCCTTTTCTTTAGGGAGAGGAAAATGAGGTATTTATCTTTAATTTTAATTGTATTCTTAATAAGTTGTGCAGAAGAAAAAAAAGTTTATTTAAATGACATTCAATTTGAAAAGGAGGTTTTTACAGATGCGGATTTTGAAAAGCAAGAAGTTTTACAAGATGATGAGTGGTCTGACAATGATACAGAGAGGCCAGAAGCAGAAGCAGAAATCACAAATGATTTGGATGCGGAACTATATCGCGATGCGGATATCTCAGGAGATCTTGAAAATGTTGGAGACACAGACAGAGTTAATACCGTGGACAACGAGGGCGATGAAATTCCCGACACAAATAACAATGACAGCGAAGGATTAGACGAAATACATGAAACTAACTTTAATCCTCCATGGTATTTATTTGTAGAAACTAATATGGAGCCATATCCAGAAAAAACCTTTGAATTTATAGATACTGAATGTGTTTTGGATAGAAACGAGAACTACATTTTATTTAAAACAGACAACGAAAGTGAAGATTTACAAATAGATTTTTATTCGTCACCATCTTATGTAGATAAAAGCAGTGAAATTAAGGTTTTTAAATCAACAATTAGATTTGTAAACCCTAATGTTATTGAAGGGTCAGAAGCTTATCAGGCAATTAAAGTTGAAGTCATAGAAAGATCTTTGAGTAAAGCAAGGTTTTATATCAATATAAAGAAAAACACTCTTTATTCTATGGGAGTTAATAAAATCTTAACAAGTGATGAACATGATTTTTATGCAGAATGCGCAGTTGAATAATGTCTTGGAAACGTTGCAAAAACCCTCTTTTTGGCTAACATTGACTATTTTTGAACATAATTTGACTTAGATTTGTTTTTGTGGTATATTAATTTTGTGATCGTTGGATTTCCTTTTGGGGCGGCCTCCCTAAGTTTCACCTCAGTCGCCCCTTTTTACTTCAGTTACATCGTTCTTTTACATAAACTAAGTGAAGATTGATTATGTGGGAGGTTAGCGTAATGGTAGCGTGCCCGGCTCATAACCGGACGGTAGGGGTTCGACTCCCTTACTTCCCACCATTTTTATTATGCAGGGGTGGCAGAAAAAATGCACTCTCGCGGCGGTATGGAAATAACTAAAATGTTTTCAGATAAAAGCTGATCTCTTTTTGAAAAAATGCTTTAGATTGATAGTTGGTTATGTCGCTAAAGAGTCTTTGGTCAAGGCTGGGGGACAGACACTATTAATTAAAATGCCAGTCGGGTTGACCTCCGAGAATCCATTGAATGTTAAAACATTTCCCCTGCATCACTTTTTACGGAAGATTAGATGGAATTTTGAAGAAATAAAAATAGCAATAGCGGCATTAATCCTTTTGGTGTACATAGTTGCCTTGTGTGTTTGGTATAGAAAAACAATAAGGAACATAAAGAAGAGGAGAGGGGATTAGATGAAAGCAACATTTAAGTCAAAGGAAGATTTAATAAAATTTGATCCTCTTCCTTCATGTTTTTTTCCTTTTCTTGTCGCAGGTCTAACTTTTAAGGTGCTAGCCGGAAATGAAAAGCTTGGATATTATCAGCTTGACATCCCCGGGAAAAGGGATACATGGTGGAATAAAGGTTTGTTGATTTTGGAGGATTGAATGGAGTTAATCGAAATTAAAATATTGCCTGAATTCAAAAAATTCTATCCAACTGTAAATATGATCGGAGTTTTGTTTTTTGAAAACACTTATTGTAATGAATGGAAAAAGGCGGAGGAATAAATGAGTGCTAAGAAACAGTTAAGAGCATTATTAAAAGGGCTACAGATAGAGCATATTGATAAAATGATGGAGCAGAAGCCAGAGTTTTTCTTTGAAATAGGAAACAGCATGGTTGAGGCACAGAGAAAATTGTTTAAGGCATCAAATAAGATTTTAGTTGAGAATGATAAATTGAAGAAACAGCAGGAAGAGGAAAGGTAATGATTGATAGAAAAATGCAAATAGTTTTCAGGGAAACGAAAGAATTAATCCCTTATATTTCAAATGCAAAAACACACACAGATAGACAAGTTCAACAAATAGCTGCTTCGATTAAAGAGTTTGGGTTTATGAATCCGATATTAATTGATGAAGGAAATCTTATATTAGCCGGACATGGGCGACTACAGGCATCACAGTTGTTAAAAATAAAAGAAGTTCCCTGCATAGAGGCAAAGCATTTAGACGGGGCACAAAAGAAAGCCTATATTATCGCGGATAATCAATTGACTCTAAATACAGGTTTTGACAGGAATTTATTAAAAATTGATCTTGATGAATTACAGGAACTTGGAGGAGTTGACCTCGATGCGTTGGGGTTCGACGAAAAAGAACTTGAAAGCTTACTGAAGCCACCTGTTTTAGCAGATGACATACCTGAAGATATAGACGATAAGAAAGAAAAAGACAGCAAGACTTGTCCACATTGTGGAAAGGAGATTTAAATGTGTAATAAAGTAAAAATAAGATTAAAACCGAAAGAAGAGGAGATAAAAAAACTTGAAGAAGAAAACAAAGCTTTGAAAAACACAATTGAAGAGCTAAAGAAACGATTAGAAAAAGAGGAAAAAGCAAACAGCAATTTAATAAAAGATATTAGTGTTTTAGCAATAAAAGTTGAAAAATTAGAGGATTCTGAAAAAGATTACGAAGTATTAAGGTGTAAAGCAATTAAGTATAAATTTGCACTAGAGCAATTAAAAGAAGTAATGATGGAATGGGGAAATAAATGAATATTGGAAAAATAAAGAATCTTTTTTTTAAATGGTTTGGAAAAACGACAAAGATTTATTTACATAGTCATGGAAATGACAAAAATGATGGTTTATCCATGGATAGTCCGAAAAGAACATGGAAAGAAACTACAAGAATTTGTGATAAAAAAGCAGGGTTTTTTAATAGATATGACATTATTGTAATGGGACCACATAGTGATGACATTTTATTAAGAGACTATGTAAGTATACAAGGTATACCAAAAAGAGAGTTTCTGGGAGACAAAAAAGATGGCTAAGAAATTAAAGAAGCTTACAAAGAAACATCCTAAGTATCAGGAAATAAAGGAGAAATGCAAGGAACTTTTTATAACTCCTAACGGAAATGGTAATTATATGACTAATGTTCGCATTGTCAGTAAATTGTCAGAGCTGTTTTCCCTAGATATGACCGAGAGAATGATTAGGTTTTGGAGAGATCAAGAAGGGTGGGAAGAATTAAGAAGTAAGTCAAAAATGATAGAGGTTGCAAAAAGCAGAAGTAAAGAAGCAACACAAGAGGAAAAATTAATAAACAAGATACAAGAACAAGTTGCAGAAATGTACAAGCAAAGTGATAGTATGAGCAAGATTGCGGCATCTATTATAGCCCAGGCATACAAAGATAAAAAGATGTCTGCTAGAGACGCTATCACGTTGTTGAAAAGCAGTGTTGATACTAAGCTCAGGCTTTTGGGTATTGAGGAAAAAAGGACTGTTAAAGTAGAGGATAGCAGAGCAAAAGAAATCGCTGAAATGAGTGAGGAAGATTTCGAACAACTTAAGGCTGAGCTGATAAGCGAGGTATTAGGAGAGAATGAAAAATGAGATTAAATGTTTATCCCAAAGTTCCTCTTTATATGGTTCCGGTTATATTAATTTTGGCTGTAGTTTCTATAGTTGTGAAATATTTTAGAATATTGTTGGAGGATTAAATGGCAGAAAAAGCAACAGAATTGAAAGTTTTTAAAGTTAGCTACATTTGCGATAAATGCGGAGAGGGCGAAATGGTTGTGCATAGGAATTATTCATATTGTCCAGAAAACCCAGAATATCCGCACACTTGCAACAAATGCGATTATACCGAAAAATTTAGAAAAAAATATCCAGCTAATAGATATAAAGAGTTAAAATAAAACTTGCATTTATGAGTGCCTTTGATGTCTTGGAGGAAAAATTGAAATGAATTGGAAAGAAATAGAAAAAAAACTCCCCAAAGCATGGGAGGCGTTCGAAAAATGGTTGCAGACAGATGTTGTTTTTAATATGGATGAATTTCAAGCAATTGAAAAAGATATCTATAAATTTAGCCTTAATATAAGAAAGTTATTTGATTTTTTTGATAAACAAGGATTAGTTATTTTAATAGACTACTATCAAAACTACTTTTACTGGTTTATTAAGAGTCCTAATGATATCATAAATATTTCAGGCGAAGCATGGAAAAAAATAAAAACTAGAACTGAAGCAGAGACAGCCGCGTTTACAAGAGCTTTTAAAATGTTAGAGAGGACTTTAAAATGATTAAAGCATTATGTTGGATTTTAGGGCATAAATACAAGGTATGTAAAAAAATTGGATCTGTTGGGAATTACGAATACCTATTAAAATGCACTTGTTGCAATGAATTTTTCTTAATGAACACTTTTGTAAAAGCCGTTCTTCCTGTTGATGATGATTTTATTCAATATTATAAGATATCCGGATTCGATCTTGTTGATGAAATAAAAAAACATAAGGAGAAGTAAATGGAATTAAAAGATGCAGGCTTTAAAGGGATGATTATACCAAGAAGAATAAACATAGGTGGTGTGGATTACTCTGTGATGTATTTTAACAGTAATTGCGTTGAAGATAGAGCAATGGGGCGTTCAGACGGCAAAAATGCAGAAATACATATATGTAGTGATATGAATGAAACTGCCCAAAACAAAACATTTATCCACGAAAGTCTACACGCAATTATTGCACAATATGCTGTTGATATTCCAGAAGATCAAGAGGAAAAAATAGTCAGTCAATTGACGACTGGTGTTTATGATTTAGTGAAAAGTATGATAAGGGAGAGTTAAATGACTGACAAACAAAGGAAGATAACAACATGTAAATATGTTAGAGATTTTATGCAACGTCATTCATGTGGCTATCCTCATAAAAACATTACTATAACATCTTGGCGAGATTGTGAAAAATGTGGGTTTTATATGGAAGACCAAAGCAGGGAGTTAACAGAAGAATAAGCAATAGTTTTTGAGGAATCTGTTTTATCTATTGCAAAGCCAACAGGAAGAAATGAAAAGAAGTTGGGAAAAGAGTATAACGAACGAGTTATGAAGTACACCAAAGTAATAGATTTAATAAACAAGCAATTATTAGGACTTTATGAAAAAAATGGAGAAAAAAGATGACTGAAGAAACAAGAGATTATCAAAAAGAACTTAAAACCTTTGAAGCAAAGGTTGACAATTTATTAAAAGAAAATGGAATTAAGCAAAAAGAACTAGAAGAAGTAAAGACAAAAAAAAACGATTTAAGGATTTTAAAAGAACGAGCAGAGAAGGAATGTGAAATGCTCAGGAAAAAACTAAGTGCCTATGAAAAAATTAAAGTTAAAAACACATATACTGTATACGATCAAGATATGCAGAAATGTACAACAATAAAGGCTGAATGTTCAGGAATACATCAAGGTAACATATGCTTTTTTGATATGTATGGTGAAAAACAAATATTTAAAGCTGTTTTTCCTTTATCAAAATATTCTTTTCAAATGCTAGAGGAAGATTACTCTAAACATGAAAGCTAAAAATCTGGAGCTTTACAAAATTGTCTTAAGAGAAAATAAAGTAAGAAAGGCTAGAAAATCTTTCTGGCATTACTGCAAAGCCCTTGCACCTGATTTCTATAAATCTAAAAAAGAGACTCCGCATTTATGGGAGCTTTGTAACTTGCTTGATGCCTTTAATGAAAAACGAATTATTAAGTATGGTCCAAAGGGTAGCGCGTCACACAAAACTGCTGACTGGATAATTGTAGATAAAATCCCAACAGTTCCACACATTACATGCTTAAAATTAATGATTAATATGCCGCCACAGCATGGGAAAAGCAGGACACTTGTAAATTTTTCTCAGTATCTTTTTGGAAAAAACGAACAAGAAAGGATTATCACAGGAGCATATAATGATGACGTTGCAAGTGATTTTGGTCGTTATGTAAGAGACGGCATTTCAGAAGAAAAAAACCTTGAAGATCAAATAGTTTTTAGTGATATTTTTAAGTCTAAGGTCAAACATGGAAATTCTTCTTTTAAAAAGTGGGCCTTAGAAGGTCAATTTTTTAGTTTTCTTACAACAGGACTTGGTGGTTCTGTGACAGGAAAAGGAGCGACAATAAAAATCACAGATGATTTGGTCAAGGGAATAGCAGAGGCGCTAAACGAAACTCATTTACAAAAGATATGGCTTTGGTATGTGGGAACATTTGGCAGTCGTGTAAGTGCTGAAGAAGGAGAAGCTAAAGAGATAATGTGTTTCACTCGTTGGTCTAGTAAAGATCCGTGTGGAATTATTCTTGACTCTCCTGATGCTCATAAGTGGTATGTTCACAAACGAGAAGTCTGGACAGAAGAGCAAGGAATGCTTTGCCCTGCTTTGTTTAATCGTGATGCTTATGAAGATCTAAAAGCAATGTCATTAAGAAACAAGCTGACAGCAATGATATTTTGGGCTAATTACCATCAAAGAACTATTGATGTTATGGGTCGCCTTTATTCTGGATTTGGAACTTATGAGAAAATGCCAGAAGGCGCAAAGATTATTAAAAAGCTTTATTGTGATACCGCCGAAGGAGGGGGTGACTATCTTTGCTCTATTGTTTATTATGAAATAATGGGGTTAATTTATGTTGTTGATGTTGTTTACAGTAATGAAGATGCTGCCATAACAGAAAAGAAAGTTATGGAACAAATAATTAAACACGATGTTAGTCAGGCAGAAATAGAAGGGAATAATGGTGGTATTTATTTTGCCAGAAATGTTAAAAGGATGTTAAAAGCAAAGGGTTGTCGTCGTCACGCTTCAGGAGTTAAGTATTTTAAGCAGACAGGCAACAAAGAAACACGTATTTATTCAACATCACCATGGTGTCAAGAGAATATCTTATTTCCAGTTAATTGGTCTGACAAATGGCAGCAATTTTGTATTGATGTATTAGGTTATTCAAAAGAGGGCAAAAACGCTAACGATGATGGACCCGATGTATTGGCGGGTATTTGTGAAAGTACTACAGGAAAAATAAAAATCAAAGCGATCGAGAGGCCGGCCGGACTTTAGTAAATAGCTGGGCTGGAAATTCAGCCGAGTTAATCATGTAAAAGAATCCTTAAACTATCTTTAACAAAAACAAGGACTTACTTGAATTTACTTAATGATTATGATATTCTATAGTGAATGGTTTTTGGATGGAGATAAAAAAAATGGCTACTAAAACCGCGGAAAACACAGTAATACAGAATACCCCAGATCAAGACAAGCTCAATCCTAATGCAACAGGGGCAATTGACGATAGTGTCAGCAAGTCAGATTTGCCAGACAAAAAAGCTGAGACTATAAAGAAATTGATTTCAGATCATAAAACAAAAGCTGAAAATCTAAAGACACGTTATTTTAGATATAAAGGCAAAAAACCTATTTGTACTAGGCCAGCAGAATCAACAGCAAAGGTTAATAATAAATTGATTTCTGGATTTGAACGTGAGGTGCCTGATGTTAAAGCGGCGTATGGGTGTGGAATTCCTATTACTGTTGAATTTTTAGAAGGTGCAGGAAATGTAGACCAGTTGAATAATTTGAAAAGTGATTTAATGACAATGAACAACGTTGAAGATCTTGACCCAGAACATTGGAAGATGGCGGCAATTACAGGCGTTTCATATGAATTATGGTATAATGGAGTTCATCAAGGTAAAGCCGTTGCCAAAGTTCTTCAACTATGGCCTTGGGAAGTCATACCGATTTATAATAAAAACCAAGATCTTGTTGAAGCAATTAGATATAATAAGGAATTTCACCAAGATTTAAATAAAGAAGTTACAACAGTAGAGTATTATGATTCTACAAATGTTTATTACTATAGAGATGTAAACGGAACTTATTACCCATATGAAGTTAAGGGAGTCTATGAGCTTCCTCACATGATGGGTAAAGTACCTATAAACAAAGCAATTAACAACAAAGAAGAGATTGGAGATACAGAACTGGCAGAAAGCTATATTGATGCTTTTGATCGGGCTATTTCTGATTTATCTAGCGAAATGGAGCAAACAAGGCTTGCTTACTTATTAATATATGGCGCTGTATTAGATGAAGAGGTTTTTACAAGACTAAAACAAACTGGAGCTTTGCAAGTTGATAGTGACGGGAAAATTGAGTGGTTAATAAAAGATGTCAATGTTGAAGGTGTTCGCGAAGTAATGGACAGGCTGGAAAAATTAATAATTCGTTTTTCTGGCAGTGTTGATTTTACAGATAAAGACTTATATGGAAATTTAACAAAAATGGCAATATCATATAAACTAAGGTTGCTGGAAAGTAAATGCTCAGTGTTTGAACGAAAATACACATCATTTTTAAGAAATCGTTGGGAAATAATTTCAAATTATTGGGATTTAAACGGAATATCTTTAGATTATCTAAAAATGAAATATACATTTACTAGGAACGTTCCTGTAAACACTGTTGAAGAAGCTGACACGCTTAAGAAGCATATTGAGGCAGGAGTGTCAAAGACAACCTCTTTTGCTCAGACATCTTTTATAGATGATCCTGACGCAGAGTTTGAAAAAGCGATAGAAGAACAAAACGCCGAATTAGATAGTTATAATCTAACGGAGGCGAAAGACAATGAAAATAGAGAAGAGGAAGAAGAAAAATAAATGGAAAATAAAAAGGTGTTCATATTGTGGATGGGAACTTTTTCAAGATCAGTATGGACGCATGTGTTTAAATATGCAATGTTTGGAGTTTAAAAAATATGAGTCGAGCTTATTGGCTAAACCGCAATAAAATTTTAGAAAAACAGGTTGATGCTGTAGAAAATAAATTGGCTCGTAGTGTAAAAAGAAAATACAATAGTGTAATGTCTGAAGTAAAAAAAGACATTGCTTCATTTTATCAGGAATACGCGACACAAGAGGGGTTAACCCTAAAAAATGCTAAAAAACTTTTAAATAAAACTGAATTAAGTGATTTTCATGAAAGGATAACAGCATTAAAAAAACAAATAAAATTAACGAATAACCCGGAACTTGTTAGAAAAATGAATGCAATGCAATCGAGATCCAAGATACAACGGCTTGAAGCTTTATACATGGATCTTGAAACAAAGGTTAGTCAACTAGGACAATATGAACAAATGAAGCTGACTGACTACATAATAGATACAGCAGATGATGCAGCCAAATTTGCGTTTGATACAGCACAGACACAAACAAAGATTACAACAACATTTAGCTCTTTGTCAGATAACGCAGTTAAAGCAATACTAGACTATCCTTTTTATAACGGACAAAATTATTCTGCAACAATTTGGAATAATAGAGATTTTTTAGCAAAAGCAACACAAAGGACAGTAATGCAGGGTATTGTACAGGGTGATAGTTATTCAACAATGACAAAAGCTTTGCAGAAAAGAATGGATAGTAATTATTATAATACTTATAGGTTAATTAGGACAGAAACAACTTTTACAGTACAGCAAGCCAAAAAGATTGGATTTGAAAAGGCTGGCTTAAAAAAATATGAATATGTTGCAATAGATGATGAAAGATCGAGTGATGATTACGACGAATTAAATGGCAAGATCTTTTTATTAAAGGACGCTCAGCCGGGTGTTAACTTTCCACCCATGCGACCTAATTGCAGATGTGACACAATAGGTTATTTTAAAGATTAAATAATTTTGTTTACGGTTTATTAATTTAGAAAGTATCTAGGGGGTTCGCTCGTTGGGTACACATGGAGAAGAGAATGACTATTTCAGTTGATGACATTAAAAACTACTTAAGCGAAAACAAAGAAAGCGACGAAGTTAAATCATTGTTGGGAGAGGTGGCACCAAAGCCCGAATACACTTCTGATGGTGTTGATAAGTTCATCGAAAGCAATGAAGATTATCAAAAACGGTTGCAATCCGAAAGAGACATGGCACTTGATGCTCGCTTAAAGAAATTTATGGGACGGTATGCCAACGAAGAGGGAAATCTTGAAGCCATAATTGAGCGCAGAGAAACCGCTTTAAGGCAAGAGCTAAACCCAGAAGAAACAGAAGTTGAAAAAAGACTCAGAGAATCAGAAGAAAGAGTCAGAAAATTAGAAGCCGGAAACAGGGAAAAAGATTTGCTTGTTTATACCGCTGACGTTATGGCAGAAAGCAAAATTCCAGATCCTATTAAAAAGGAGCTTTTAAGAGATTTGGTAAAAATTGGTGATGAGGAAAAAATCAAAGGAAAAGTTAAAAGAATTCAAGATGCAATTGAAAATAGTGTCAAGGTGAAGGTTGCTGAGATTCTTAAAACTAACTCTAGAGATATTCCAGACAATCAACCAAATGCCTTGGGAGATCCACAAGCAGGGATTGAAAAAAGTGATGCTGAATGGTACGCGGAAAGACGAAAAAAAGGTAATTTGTAAAACAGAAGATAAGAGAGGATTAAAAAATGGCTAATACACTATTAACCCCAACAATAATTGCAAGAGAGGCACTTGTACGCCTAGAATCAACACAAGTTATGGGTGGACTTGTACACACAGAGTATTCAAAAGAATTTAAACAGGTTGGCGATACTATTACAGTTAGAAAACCTGCTGTATTTACCGCAGATGAATTTTCAACAACAATTTCAGCACAAAACGTTACTGAGGCAAGTGTTTCTGTAACACTTGATATTCATGCTGATGTTTCAGTTGAAATCACAACAAAAGAACTTAGTCTTGATATTGTTGATTTTGGCGCACAGGTAATCGATGGTGCTGTAATTGCGATCAATGAGCTTGTAGATCAAAAACTATGTGCATTATATAAAGATGTTTTTGCTTTTACTGGTGCATCCGGTACAACTCCAAGCGCACTAAGCGACATTACAGACCCAATGAAAGTTCTTAATATTGCTAAGGTCCCGATGGCTCAAAGACGTATTGTATTTGATCCAATTTCACAAGCTGAATTACTTCAACTTGATTCACTTGTAGAAGTTGATAAATCTGGATGGAATCAGGGACTAAGAAATGCTAATATGGGCCGTGTAATGGGTTTTGATACTTATATGGATCAGAATGTCACAACTCATACAGCTGGTGATTATACAGCGCTTACAGATTTGACTTCAAATGGAATTCAGGCAGTTGGTGCAACAACTTTTAATATTGAATCTGCTGCAGGAACTTCTACAGATACAGTATTAGAAGGTGATATTTTTACAATTGAAACAGGGTCTGCCGCTGGACAATATGTTGTTACTGCTGATTCTGCCGCGGCTGTTGCTGGTGCTGTTACAGTTTCAATTTATCCAGCATTAAGAGGCGCAACTGCTGATACAGATACTGTTGCTTTTGCTGATGAAACAGCAGGCGCACATATCCCTTCACTTGCATTTCACAGAAATGCGTTTGCTTTAGTTTCTGCACCGCTTGCAGTTCCATTAGGAGCAACAAATGCTAGTGCATACACAGCACAACTTCCAAACGGTCTAAGCATGCGTGTAGTTATGGGATATGACAACGATTCTAAAAAAAATCTTATTTCTTTTGACTGTCTATTCGGAGTTAAAACGCTCTATCCTGAACTGGCTTGTCGTATACTTGGTTAATTTTATTAGGGGGGATTTTTCCCCCCCACTTTTAAAGAGGTATGTTATGATTACAAATAAATGTCCATATTGTAACAGGGTTTTTTCTGAGCCTGTTTTAAAAATGCATATGAAAAGATGTAAGGATTTACCAAAAAAAGAAGAACCAAAAGGAATTAAAAGAGAAGATTTAGTCAAAATGCCTAAAAAAGTCGAAGAACCAGAAGAGATAAAAAAAGAAGAAAGCATAAACAGTGCTGACTTTGCTTATTTAGATGATTTAGGTATAAAAGAATTAAGAGAAATGGCTAAAAATTTACAAGTAAAAAAAGTTCCTACAACTAAGAAAGGATTGATTAAGGAAATCAAGGAAATTTTAGAAAAAGAAAATAAATAGTTAGGAGGTTATTATGGCCGTAAATATTAAACCTGAAATAGTTACTTACTCTCATTCGGGAAGTTCAAACGAAACTGTTAATTTAGAATTTACAGGTAAAAGTATCAGTTTTTATAACACAGGCGCTGCAAGTGCCACTTTAGAAATAAATAGTATCTCAATACCAATTCCAGCAGGGGATGTATTTACTGGCTCTTTTGATGATTTTACCTCAATAGATGTAATAGCAACAGATACTTTTTCCTTTGTAGTGACAAGGAGGCAATAATGAATACTAAAGATTTCGGATGGCGAAAAGCCGCTTCGTCTGGTGCGAGTGCTGTTTCTGACTTGCAGGGTGCCTATGAAGGAGGAAATACAATCGCTGGTGTTACTGCAGAAGGAGCATTGACATTTAGTGTTGCAGATACTGGTAACGTAGTCGGATTAACAGTTGTTCAAAACGATGTTACCAACAACCCAGAAGCTTTGGTTGTCACAAATACTGGAACAGGTGATAGTCTTGCTATCAATTCAGACGAATTTGTTGTTGGCCCAAATGGAGACGTAACAATAAAAGGCAACTTAATTGTTCAGGGTGACTCTTCTTCTATAGAGTCAGAAACAATTCGTGTGGGGGACAATCACCTATATATGAATGATGGATATACTGTTGCAGTTGCACAAACTGGTGGTCTTGTAGTCAATCGTTTACCTACTGCAACTATTGACACTGTAGCGGCTGGTGGTTTTACCGCTGGTGTTGCAGCTGTTTCAAATCCAACGATTGCAACAACAGGGGCGACTACATTTGCTCTTAGTGATATAATTCAAGTCAGTGGTGCAAATAATGACGAAAATAATGGACTTTATGAGGTTTTGTCTCACGCTGCAAATGTTTTGATAGTTAGGGGTATTGGTCTGACTGCTACAGTAGAAGATTTCACCCAAAATCAGCTTGTTACTGACACAACAGTTGCAGGAGCAATAACAAAAGTGACTGTTGACGTTATAAGAGCTGGAACAGATGGAGTCTGGGAAACTGGAAGTGGATCAAGCACAGGGATAACTTTTACTGATTTAGCTTTGTCCTCTGGCGTAACTTTTCAAGACGCTTATGAAGGTGGCAACACCATAAGTGCTACAACAGGAGAGGGAACACCAACAATTACTGTTGCAGATACAGGCAACACATCAGCTCTTATAATCAATCAAAATGATGTGACAAACAATCCTACAGCTTTTGAGGTTTATAATACTGGAACTGGTAAAGCTTTTTACATGGAAACTGCTGTTGTTGGTGCTCATGGTGCAGAAATACATCACACAGGCGCTAATTTTGCAAGTTTGCAATTTAGTAATTCAGTGAGCGGACAAGGTTTCTTCGTTGCTCCATTTATTGCACTTAATGCTTCTGGTGAATTTATGCTATACAATCCTACTAATACAAAAGTTATTATAGGAAATAATGCAACAGAGATGATTACCCTAGAAAGTAATACAGAGGTTGTTATAAATGAAACTGGTAGTGATATTGATTTTAGGATTGAAAGTGATACAGATACACATGCTTTTTTTATACAAGGAAATGACGGTAATATTGGAATAGGAAAAACAACTCCAAATGCACGACTAGATATAGATGGAGATGGCACAAATTATGCTTTAAAAGTAAATAATACTTCTACTGGAGATGGTATTATGATTAATACCGCCAATGCTACTACTAATAACGGAATATTGTGGAATCAGGGTACAGATGAAATGTTTAATGTTTATTCCGACACTGGAAATGATACTAAAATGCAATTATCTAATAGTGGTATTGTGCAAGTTCTTATTTCCACTGATAGTATCACATATTTTAACGGTGGAAATGTGGGTATTGGTACTGATTCACCGACTGAAAAGTTTGAAGTTTTTGATGATGTTAACGGCTCCTTAAAAGTAAATATAAGAAATCAGCGGCACGAGGATGATGCTGGCTTGTCAGTGATTAATTTTGAGGGTGGAACCAGCGCAGATGCTAGAGCATCAATAGCGACAATAGTAGCAGGTAAAGAGGAGGTCTGGACAACTACTGCATCAACACAAGATGGGTATTTAGTATTTAAAACAGCTTTAAATGGTTCTGTTGATGAAAGAATTAGAATAACATCTAACGGCTATATTGGTGTTGGAGCAAGTAATCCAATTACTGATTTCGATTTATCTAAAAGTGCTTCTGATTCTGAATTAAGTATTAATTCATATAGTACGACAGATTCACATCAGCCAGAATTACAATTTTCTAAATCATCTTCAGCTACAATTGGAACAGCAGCAGAAACAGCAGATGGTGAAAATTTAGGTAGAATTTCATGGTGGGGAGGAGATAGTGGTAATCTTCGTGATGTGGGTGCAGCAATAGGTGTTGTTCAAAATGGCACGTCAGGAACAAAGGTCCCCACTGATATATATTTTCAGATCTCAACAGATACAGCGTCCCTACAAGAAGCAATGAGAATTACAAAGGATGGCTATGTCGGAATAGGTACTACGTCTTCTAATTATAAGTTAGAGGTTTCAGGAGAAGATGTTAACAATTCAACTTTAGCACTAACAAGATATGAAAATGCAACTGGATCTTCTTTAATAAGATTAAGAAAAGCAAGAGGAACAGAAGCTGTGCCAGCCGCAATAAACAGCGGAGATTATACAGGAGCAATCAGGGGGCAGGGGTATGACGGCTCGGCTTTTGGTAATAGTGCTGAAATAGATTTTAAAGCAACAGAGAATTGGAATGGAACATCACATGGCTCACAAATATTATTTTATACAATAGATGACGCCACGACAACACAAGATCTAAGAATGACTATCGATCAAGACGGAGCTATTTTGATGGATGGTGAATCTGGAAGCAGTGTAAAACTTTTAGTTGAAGGTTCAACTCAAAATGCAGCAAGAATTAGGACAAATCACACGGGTGTTGCTGGAACTAATGCTCCCGGATATGAACTATATAATGAGGGTGATTTTAAAGGTGGTTTGTTTTATAGAGAATCAGCAGATACAGTAGATCTTTTTTATGATGATGGTAGCGATCCTGCTATATCTATTGATACAAATGGAAATGTAGGTATAGGCAACCAATCAGACCCAACAAGATTGTTACATCTAGGACCAAATACAACAACTAGTGTACAAGCATTTACAACGTCTAACACAGGACATACAGCAACGGATGGAACAGCTATTGGAGTTGATTCTAGCTCTAATGCTTTTATCTTAAATTATGAAGATACTGATTTTGATATTTATACAAACAACACTAGAAGATTAAATATAACTAACGATGGCAAGTTTGCAACAGGAGGTGAAATAAGTCCTGACGTAAGTTTAGGGGGCATTTGTTTAAATCAAGGTTCGGCAGATGCTGATATTTTGACTTTCAAATCCTCTGATATTGCACACGGCTTAGTTACTCAAGACGAGACAGACACTTATTGTTCTTTCATTAAGTCATTTGCTGACAATGGTGGCTTGACAATTAGAGCGTATCAAGATGGATCACAAAGTGGCTATACTTTTAATTGGCGTGCGTTCCAACAAGGAACTGCAAGCACAGCAACATCAACGGCTGCCATTGGTGTTATTAGAGCAGAAGCAAACCAGCATGATGGCGCTGACACAGTTTCAGCAGTAGCAGCAAATGGAAACCTTTATACTATTTCAAATGGTTCTAATTGTAGAGTTATTTTTAAAGGTGATGGCGACGTCGAAGCGGATGGAACTGTGACAAGTAATAGTTATGACTTTGCAGAATATTTTGAATCCTATAATGGGGAATCAATTGCTAATGGAACACCTGTTGTTTTTGATAAAGATGGCAAAATAAGAGAAGCAAAAGAAGGAGAAAAGCCTTTTGGTGTTGTTTCTGCCACTGCATGTTTTATTGGAAACAAAGGGTTAGGCTGGAAAGATAGGTATTTAAAAGATAATTTTGGTGCAGTTTTTTACGATAAAGATGGTTATCCAAAAATCAATCCAGAATATAACCCAGAGCAAGAATATATAAACAGAGAAGATAGGCCAGAATGGAATATAGTTGGTTTAGTTGGACAAGTTTATATTAAAAAAGGTAGCCCAATAAATCCAGATTGGATTTTTATAAAAAATGCGAATGAAGACGCAGATCTATACTTAATCAAATAAGGAGGGAATTATGGCATTATCCGCGATATATCCTTTTACAGAATCAACAAATTATACCTATAATGTAAGCGAGGTTGAAGTAACTGGTGGCGTTGCTCAATGTGCTGGTGCGCCCGGACCTTATGACACTTCAGATGGAACAATAACACCTGTAGCAACAATCTATACGGATGATTTAGTTTCTTTTTCTGCAACAGTTACAGAAGCAGGAAGCGACACAGTGACTTTTACTTTAGAGTTAGCTGGAACTGAAATGTATTGGACAGGTGCAGCATGGGCAGCTAGTGATGGCACAGTCGCACAAACAAACACTGCGTCAGACATAAACACCAACATTGATGATTTGACAATTGCGGCAACAGGGCAAGCAATAAGACCAGTTGTCTACTTGCACTCTGATGATGGAAGTACAACTCCGTCAATTGATACAATGACAATTGAATATAATTACAAAGCACAAGAAGAGACTGTCACAACAAGAACTGTCTATGGATATGTAGCGGGTGTTTTAGGCTCTGTCAAAACTTCACCTGTAACAGTGCAGCTAAATGTTAATAACGTCCAATACAAAGATGCAACTATGATTGATGGAACAGCACAAACTGTTGATCCTGATGCAAATGGTTATTTTGAACTAGAACTTGTTGAAACAGATAACATGACTTATCCAGATGATACTTCACAAGAAATCTACTATACTTTTTCTATCAGAAACAGAAGATATAATAGGCTGGTTCCGGCTGGTTCCGCTGTTAGTTTTTTTGATTTGGAAGAGCCTGTCACAGACTAGCCACATAAAAGATTCTTTAAACTAAATTTACAGACGTCTAATGATTTCAATACTTTAGTTGCATTTTTGAATAAAAAGTGTTATTATTATATGAATAATGGAGGTAGTTAAAATGGCAAGCACAACAAAAACCTTGATTCTTGATTTAGCTTCTGAGCTATCAACCCTAACAGATCCACAATTTAACATGATAATAGATTTTGTAAATCTAGTTATAACAAAAAATGATTATGGTCTTAAGCAACAGATGGCACAAACTTTTTTAGCAGCACATCTATTAACAGAAGTAGCTACTTCTGGTAGTGGTTCTGGTGCTGTTACTGAAGAAAAAGTAGGCGATATTATGAAGAAATATGATGTTGCAAGCTCAACAAGTGGGTCTTTGCTTGATAGGACTAAATATGGCAGAATGTTTAAAAGCATAAGGGTTGTGAGGTTTACATGAAACTTGATGTCAAGTTTACTGATAAAGATTTAGGTTTTGATAAAATAAAAAAGCTTAAAAATCACTATGTTGATGTTGGTGTTTTTGGAAAAGAAGACGCTGAGATGGTTATTATTGCAGCTGTGCATGAATTTGGAAATCCTAAAAACAGGTTTTACGGAAAAGCAAAAGCCCCTATTCCGGCACGTCCATTTATTAGACCAGCAATTGATAATTCAAGAAAAGAAATACTTAAGTTTATGGATAAACACAAAGAGGCTTTGTTTGTTGGTAAAATGAGTCCCCAGCAATATTTTAACAAATTGGGTGTAATGATGGAGGCCGCTGTTGTTAAATATATGAACGATAGTTCTAATTTTGCAGAAAACAGCGATTTGACTAAAAAGCTAAAAGGATCAAGTAAGCCTCTGTATGACACAGGGCATCTTCAACAAAGTATTACATTTATAATTGATAGGATAGGATAATGGCATTACTAGGTACTAATCTATATGACATAACTAGACCAAATGCACCGACAAAGGTAAAGGGCAAATATACCCCTTCAGCACCGACAACGATTAGTGATGTTGCCATATCTATTCAACCACTAACTGGGAAAGAATATGATAATTTACCTACAAACCTAAGAGAAAGGGATGTGGAAAAAGCTTATTCTGAAACTCAATTAATGTTAAAAGATCAGCTAACATATAATTCAGACCTTTATGAAGTTGTAAAAGTTTTTAACTGGACAACTCTGGGGTTTTTAAACCATTATAAAGTTTATATTGGAAGGGTGGAGAATCAATAATGGCTCATAGATTAAGCTCAGCTAAAGAAGATGCTATTTACGATGCATTTAACAGCCTTTTAAATCCAAATGAAGTACAAAAGATTAGTTTTGACGCTAGAGCCACAGCAGGAACTTTTACAATACAATTAGATGCTGAGACAACCGCTGCAATTGCATATGATGCGACAGCCGCTCAAATAAAGACAGCTTTAGAACTTTTGGCAGGAATTAATGAGGTTTCTGTATCTGCAAATATGCCATCCTTAAATATATGCATTGAGTTTACCGGGGCTGACGCCAGTACAACATTTACCAATGTCATTGTTGACGTATCAGCTTTGACAGGAGTTACTAGTGCAACAGTTACAAAATTAATAACAGGAAGTGATAACATCAGCATTGATTGGGGCTTTTCAGAATATGAAAGACCTGATTTGCCACTATGTGTTTTAAACGTTTTTAGTGTTAGAAAAGAAAACGACCCAGCTAAAAGCTACAAAGAGGAAGATATTTACACAACACACACAAAAACTTCATTCACCTTGACAGCAACAATAATTGCTGAAGATAAATATATGGAATACATGGAAAGTATTGAAAGAATCCCGAACAACCTAAAAGCTTACAATTATCTTTATGATGAGGGGGTGGCTATTCGTAGTATCTCACCGTCAAGAGATTTGTCAGAGCTTCTTGACACTAAATGGGAAAACCGGGCTGAAATTGATTTTTCTATGGCATATGGCGAAGATGTTGACGAACTTGTTGGAGAAATTCACAAAGTCACAGCAGATGGAACCATGACCAGCGATCAGGGCAATACTATTGTTGAAGTGATTGAACAAGATATAAATTCTTAGGAGGATAAAATGGGTACACAGATAAGCAATATTGTGTCTGTTAGTATCACAAAAGAAAGCGCTCGAGTAATGCAGACCGGATTTGGGACACCTATACTTGTAGGTGATACAGCCGGGAAACAATTATCTAGAGCAGTTTCTTATAGTGATCCTGCGGATATGCTTACAACTAACGGCGGGCCATATGCGACAAGTGATGATTTGTACATTGCTGCGATCAATCTTATGGCTCAAGATGTTTCAGTTGAAAGCTTTTTGATCGGAAGAAAAAAAGAAACAGAAAACCAGCAAACTAGTATTGTATTTGATGCAGATGCAACAGCGGGAACTTTTACCTTGACAATTGGTGGAAATACTACTGGCAACATTGATTATGATGATAGTGCTTCTGATGTTCAAACAGCAATCAATGCACTTTCCAATGTTTCAGGTGTTACAGTAGCATTAAACACTGGTGCTACACAAGCAGGCGACGCAGAAGGTTTTACAATTGCTTTTGCTGATTCAATAAAATTAACAGTAACAGCGACTATTTCAGGCTTAACAGGACCAACAACAGCAACCATTACTGAAGTTGATGAAGCGACACACGCAACCACTGCTGTTCCAAACCAAGTTAGCATTAGTTTTGACGCAGATGCCACAGCAGGAACATTTACGTTGACTTGTGGTGGTGAAACCACTGCTGGGATTGCATATGATGCGGCAGTTGGTGTCGTGAAATCTGCTATTGAGTTGTTAACAAACATAACTACTGTTACAGTTGCGCTTAATTCAGGAGCTACACAAGCCGGAGATCAAGAAGGGTTTACAGTTACTTTTGACGGTGATGTGGGTACTGACTTTGCAACAACTTGTGACGAATCAGGCTTGACAGGACCAACAACAAGTTATGATTACATAAACACAGAAACAATTGCTATTGAAACATGGGCTACTGCTTATGCAGCAATAAAAGCGGCTGATAATACTTGGTATGATTTTATACCAATCGAAAGAGTTGTAACAGCTTCAGTATCAGAATTTACAGCACTTGCAGCTATAGTTGAAGCAGACACAAAACAAATGTGTTTAATTACTGCTGACTCTAATGCTTTAACATCTGCAACAAGTGACATTGGTTATGCACTTGAGGCATTAGATTATGACAGGACAGCTTGTGTTTATTCAGGAGATACAACGTACTGGTTAAATGCTGCGTGGGACGGTCGTTGTTTGCCAGAGAAACCGGGTTCAGTTAATTGGGCTTATCAGTCACTTTCTGGGGTTACAGCAGATTCTTTAACAACAGCGCAACTAGGCTACTTAGATCAAAAAGCTTATAATTATTTTGAAGAAGTTGGCGGCGTTAATATTATTTCATCACATGGTATTGCAGCTAGTGGAGAATATAGAGACGTGACAAGAGGAATTGACTTGTTAACGGCAAGAATCGGCGAAGCTGTTTTTGCTGCATTAGTTAATGCTAACAAAATTCCTTTTACAGTTCAGGGAATTGCAAAAGTAAAAAACATTATTGAATCCACATTAATCACATATGGTGTAAATTACGGCATAATTACAGAGGATTCTATTGTTGTTAGTGCCCCAGAATTATCTGCAATTCCATCAAGTGAAAAGGCAGCACGCTGGTTGAACAATGTTACATTTAGTGCAACAATGCAGGGTGCTATTAATACAATAACAATTACCGGAAAACTGGTAGTATAAGGAGGACGATATGAAAACTTATGATCCAAGTCAGGTTGCTATCGTCATTGGGACAGCCATTGTTGAGTCATGGAATGAAGTTGACATAGAGTTTGAAGAAGACTTTTTCAACTTCAGCACAGGGACAACAGGCGAAAGCACAAGATCAAAAAACGCAAACAGGCTTTGCACATTTACTCTTAGAGTTCCACAAACTTCAGAAGACAATGCAAAACTAACAATTATTGAAACTGCGGGTTCTACTGTTGAGGCAGTAATAACAGATACAAGCGGGACAAGCAAGCATGTTATGCCACAGGCAACAATTGTTCGTAGTCCTAATGTTAGTTATGCAAATGAATCAGGTGAGATTGAATGGGTTATCAAGGGTGATGTTGCTTTACCTGTAGTTGGAGGTAACTAGAAATGAATGAAAAGAGAGTAGAAGCAGCAGCAGTGGAAACAATAACAATTGATAGTCAAGAGTTTGAGTTCCGCCACATTAGTGTAAGGAAACTAAACAAAGTCTTGGTAAGACTAGTAAAAGTAATTGGAAAACCACTTGCCGCCGGATTAGGAGAAGCAACCAAAATTGAAGATGCTGATTTGGAACCAATGATTACTAAATTTTGTGAAGATTTAAACGATAACGATTTAGATTACATTATTGATGTAATGTTTTCTCAGTGTTTTCATAAAGGTTGTGGTTATTTAGGGCAAGAAAGTAATTTTGAAAAATGTTTCAAGATGAAATTGTTTTTTATGTACAAAGTATTGGCAAAAGCCATAATGTACTATTTTGATGATTTTTTCGCAGGGGGATCAGATCTATTAAGTATCCTCAAAAACAAAGATTTGATCCCGGAAAAATAAATATTGAATTGGACGTGTGGACGGTCATTGACGCTAGACTTGCATCAGGTCTTGAAGAAATTGACCGTCATTGGTCCTTGTGTGATTTAGAGGATGCGAAAGAGTTTTTACAGATTAAACAAGATTATAGCGAATGGGAAAAGAGAGAAGCCGAAAAAAACAGAGCGAATAAGAGGCGCAAATGAAATTACGTGATTTGTTTGTTAGAATTGGTGTAAAAACTGATTTAAAAGAAGTAAAGCAATTTGACAATGCTTTAAATAATTTATCAAGCACACTTTCTGTTGTTGCAAAAGGGGCAGCAGTTGTTGGCGCTGTTTTTTCTACCGGCATAGGGTACATGCTTAAACAGGCGGGCGATATTGAGCAAGTGCAAATAGCTTTTGAAACTATGCTAAAAAGTGGTGAAAAAGCAAAAGCATTATTACAGGATATTACAAAGTTTGCTGCAAAAACTCCTTTTCAATTAACTGGATTGATTGGAGCCTCGAAGCAATTGTTGGCTGTGGGCGTCGCATCTGATGAAGTTATTAAAAAAATGGAATATCTTGGAAATATCGCCGCTGGTTTAGGTAAAGACAAATTGCCCACAGTAATAAAAGCTTTTTCAAAAGTTCGCGCAAAAGGAAAGGCAGATCTTGAAGCATTAAACATGCTTATGGACGCTGGTATGCCTATCCTTGATGAACTAGCAAAAAAATATAACGTTAATAAAGAGCAGCTTTTTAAAATGATTTCTGCTGGCAAAATTACTTTTAAGTCTTTTGATGAAGCTATGCGAAGTATGGGCACAGGTATTGGTCTTTATGCCGGTTTAATGGAAAAACAATCAAAATCTTTACAAGGCATGATATCTAATGTTCAAGATAATATTACAAACTTAGCAATTGAAATTGGCAACGAGCTTTTACCAACAGCTAAAAAAATTGTTGGCATGTTTCTTGAGTGGTATAATGTTAATAAAAAAATGCTTAAACTTAAAATTTTGGATTATATAAAAAAGTTTATTTTAGCATTAAAATATTTTTGGAAAATTACAAAAGTTGTTTTTAACACAGTAAAAAAAGTAGTTGATGCATTTGGTGGATTTGAAAGAGTCTTGAAAGGTGTTTTAATTGCTGTTGGGGCTTTAGTAGGTATGCAAATGTTGGGGGCTTTAGGTTCAATGCTTATTGCATTACCAGCTATTTTAAGCGCTGTAGCGTCAGCCTTTACAATGACAGGCATTGCGGCAGCTATAGCACAAATAAAAGCTCTAGCATTCCCTATTTTAGTTGGTGCAGCTTTTGTTGCTCTTGGTTTAATTATTGAAGATATTTACACTTATTTTACTGGCGGCAAATCGCTAATAGGGAAATTTGCAGAAACAAATAAAGTTGTCAAAGATTTAATGGATATTCTTGGCAGTCTTGGGAAAATAGTTGCAGGTGTTTTTGCTGGCATTGTAGATCAAGACATGAATCTTTTGCTTGAAGGTTTTAAAGAACTTGGTGAAAATATTCTAAAGTTATTTGGAATGAATGCAGAAAGAATTGGAAAGTTTTGGAGTAATGTTTTATTTAACTTTGTTCAGTTTGTAAAAGGGCTTTGGCAAAGTGTAGGGAATTTTATTGCAGATTTTTCAACAAAAATTGAAAACATGTTACCTTCTTGGGCTAAGAAATTTCTACAGGGTGGTATTAGTGGGCGAATGTTGGATATTGCAAAAGGAATGGGTACACCAATGACTACGCCAATGCGATCAAATGTTACAACTAACTCTACGAGTTCAAGTGTAAACATTACAGCACCAATGACTTTTAATAATGTTCCTAATGGTACTAGTCCAGATGAAATGCAAAGTTACACAGAAAATGCAATTTCTAAATATTTTGATAATCAATTAAATAATGCATCATATGCGACAACAGGCGCGGAGGCTGAATAATGGGTGTTGATATATTTGAAGCTCTTGGAATAGTAAAAAGAGTTGTTATTACAAATGAAGACGGTGATATCTTAAAAATTGATGCTACTACAAACGAAAATCATAGCGCGCAGGCTCAATTGACTGAATTTCCTATTGAAGACGGTGAAAGCGTTAGTGACTATGTAATAAAAAAAGGCCGTCGTTTGTCTATAACTGGAATTATTTCAGATGACCCGATTGAACTAGTTAGTGGTGTTAGTAGAGTTGCGGATATGGTTGCAAATTCTGGAAGACCTTCAAAAACTGCATTTGATATCTTAATGACAGCATATGAAGAAAGGCAACTCTTAAGTATTGTTACCTCTCTTGATGAATATTCAGATATGATAATGACAAACTTTACTTGTCCGAGGGATACTAGCACAGCACACGCATTGAGATTTACAGCAGAATTCAAACAAGCTCTTTTTGCTTCAACAGAAACAGTTGAAATTCCTGACGATGCTACAAAAGATAAGGCAACAAGTGTAAAAGATAAAGGTAAAAAAGGAGCTACAGAAACGAAGGCTGGAACACAAAGCAAAATAAACGGTCAAAAATCTTCTATATTATATGATACTTTGGGGTAATAAACTATGGTTGCAGAAGTTACACTAACACAAACAGAACAAGTATTATTTACATTGCCTTTTGATAATTTAGATGCAAATTTTGAAGAAAGAATTGACCTTGAAGATACAACTTATATTTTTTGGGTTCGATATAATACCCGCATGGCACGTTGGGTATTGAGCATAAAAACAGATGATAACGAAAACATTGTTATGGGACTACCTTTATTAACGGGGGTTGACCTATTAGAACGTTTTAAAGATGAGAGATTGCCACAAGGAACCTTGACAGCGATCAATTTAAATAGTGATACTGACGAAGGTGAGCGGGATGATTTAGGAGAAGGTTTAATAGTTGTCTATCAGACCTCAGCAGGTGACGCGAGTATTTACGTATGACAATTACAAATTTAGACTATGAACTTTTATTCGATAGAGACGCGACTTTGACTATTAGTAGACAAGGTGGTGAATATTCTGGAAAAGAAATAAAAGGGCTGCGAATTGCTTTTAACATTGAAAAGACAACAGAGTCAAGCGCAAATAAGGCAACAATAAAAGTTTACAACATGGGCGTTGAGACTTGGTCTTTATTTGAAACTGAAGAGGATTTATTTGTAATTCTGAATGCTGGCTATGTTAATTTAAAAGAAAATCTCTTTGTGGGAAATGTTTCAAAAGCAAACAGAGAACAAAACGGAGCAACAAGCATTGTGACAATTGAATGTAGAGACGGTGGGAAAGCTTTGCAGCAAGCAAGAATAGACCGTTCTTATGCACCCGGAATTGATATAAAAAAAGCTTTAAATGACACACTTGATGCGATGAAAACCGCTGGCAATATTGTTGTCGGTGAAATTTCTGCATTTATTTCTGGCAAGTCAAACAATGGATTAACTCTTTCAGGAAGTTGCAAAAAAATTATAGATAAACTTTGTCAGCAAAAAGGACTTGAATGGAGTATTCAAAACAATACATTGATTATAAAAGATCCAGACACGCCGTTGCAGTCTACAGCGCCCGTAATTAGTCCACAAACTGGATTAATAGGTTCACCGAAACACAAAGACAAAGGCATAGAGTTAACGTGTTTAATTCAGCCAAATATATCACCGGGAATGAAAATAAAAGTTGAATCCAAAAGTTTTAATGATTTTTTTCAAGTTAGAAAAATAAATTATATGGGTGATACTCATGATAATGTATGGAATGCAAGGATTGAGGCAGTTTAATGGAAACTAACAAACAAACCCCAACATTCGAACAAGTGCTACTTGATGCAATAAGAACAAGCGAAATGGATTTACATGTATCTATGCCCGCAAAAGTTACAGCTGTTGATAACTCTTTGCAAAAAGTCAGTCTTTTACCAATGCTTAAAAAGAAATATAAAATAAATGGCACAACAGAGGGCACAGAGAGGGCTATAATTGAAAATTTACCTATAAAGTATATGTCTGGCAGGGGTGGTAAAAGTTTTGTCCATGTGCCTGTTGCTGTTGGCGATTTAGGAATGGTAGTTTTTTGTGATAGATCATTGGATGTTTATTTATCTGGTGATGGTGAAAACACCAACTTGCCAAATGATACAAGATTGCATGATATTTCTGATGGATATTTTTTAGCTGGTGTAAATCCTTGGGGTAATGCTATTTCTGGTGTAAGTGACGAAAACATAACTATAAAAAATAGTGATGGTGTTGCGGATTCTATGACAATAACAATAAAGCCTGATGGAACAATGACATTTCAAGGAACAACTCAGGAAATGATGGCTGTATTATCTGGATTTATGGGGCATGTCAAAGATTTGACAACACACCTGAAAACTTTGACAACTAACTTAAATAGTGCAACAGTTGTAACAGCACTTGGAGCGTCCCCTTTTACAGCAGCAACTTTAGCACTATTAGCTACAGATTTAGCAGCAATTACAGCAGATGAAATTTTATTAACAACAGATAAAACGAACTTTGATACATTAAAGGGGTAATAAAATGGCTTTAAATGGGGATAGACTAGGAACAGCAATAAAGGCAGCAATTGATGGAGTTGGTGACAAATCAGATACAGAGGCAGTATGGCAAGCAATAGCGGGTGCAATAGTTTCAGAGTTTACAATAAATGGCGTTGTAAATCCAGCAGGAGGACCACCACCATTGACAGCACCAGCAGGAGGCGGACCAGTGACAGGCACAGGAACAATACTATAAGGATAATACTATGGATATTAAAATAGATACAACAACAAATGACATAGATGTTTCTGATGGCGATATTCAAACAATATCAGGAAAAGATGGTGTTTTACAAGGCTTAAGACTTAGGCTAAGAACTTTTTATCAAGAGTGGTTTTTAAATACTAAAATAGGCGTTCCATATTATGAATATTTTCTTGTCAAAAATCCTGATCCTGTTTTGATGGATGGAATAATAAGAACTGAAATAATGAAAGAACCCGGAGTAAAAGAGATAATTCAATTTTCAATAGAGATTGACACATCAACAAGAGCTATGACGTTAACTTTTAAAGCTAATACAATTGATGGAATAATAACATATAATGAGGATTTAACGCCATGACGACATATGGAATAACTGACGAAGGTTTTGTTGCAAAAACTTTAGCTGTAATAAAAGAAGAAGTTGAAAACGCAATTTTGGCTGAATGGCCTAACGCGAGACTTGATGCGCCTAATATTTTTGGTGTATTGAATGGAATTTTTTCAGATAAGCACACTGACATATGGGAGCTAATGGAAGATGTTTATAATAGTCAATATCCTGACACCGCAGAAGGGGCAAGCCTTGACAATGTAGGCGCGTTAGTTTTAACTTTTAGATTAGCGGCAACTAAATCAACAGTTACAGTCACAGTCACAGGAACAAATGGCACTAATATACCCGCTGGAACTTTGTTTGCCAGAACAGATTCAGAAGATGATGTTTATGAAACCTTATCACTAGCAACTATTGCAGGAGGAACAGCAGATATAAATTGTCGTGCAGTAAGTACAGGGGCAACCCCAACCGATTCAGTCACAGTAATTGTAAATGCTATTTCAGGACTTGACACAGTAGCTACAAAAGCAAGCACAGGTGTTGAAGGGCGCGCAATTGAATCAGATGCAGTTTATCGACAAAGGATTAAAACAAATAACACAATTAGTAAAAGAGGAACACCACAAGCCATTAGAGGGGCAGTTCTTGAATTAAATGACGATCCAGTAACAGCAGCACTTGGTACAATTACAGATTGTTTTGTTGTTGAAAACGATGGAGATACAACAGATGCGACCGGACGACCACCGCACAGCTTTGAGACATATGTTATTGAACAAGGTGGCGGGAGTGCTTTAGATGACGATGCAGCACAGGCGATTTGGGATGCAAAAGGTGTAGGGATTCAAACGCATGGTGATGTTGCAAACTCAAATGTTGTTGACGATCAAGGAATATCACGCACAGTTAATTTTAGTAGAGGGACAGAAGTGCCACTTTATGCAGAAATAACATTGACATATGGTTCTGACTATCCTACAGATGGCGACGACCAAATTAAAGCGGCCGTTGTTGAATGGGGGAACGCGTTAGGTGCTGGTGTAGATGCCTTGTTAAATGGAACAAATGGAATTGTAGATGCTATAAATGACATTGCTGGTGTAGTTAATATTAGCATTTTAAAAATAGATGATGTTACACCTTGTGTCGCTACAACATATTATGATATTGATGATGGAACAAGTGGAGATGTTGAGATATCGACATGGGCGACTGCAAGAATTACAGTTAGTTCAACACCAGCATAAAAGGAGGTTGTAATGGCTTTGACATATCCCAAAACAGCAATTGATTTTGGCTCTACTTATTTAGAAAGGTACATTGTAAAGCCGATAATTGTTCAAAATGAAACTGCTTCTGACATTACACTAACAATTGATGTTCCAGTTGGTTTTTTTTGGTGGCTAAACGACACAGATCAAGAAAGCGGCTCTTTAGTTATACCAGCAAATGATTTTGAAAAATTTTGGATTGCTTTTTATCCAACAAGAATTGAAAGCTATTCTGATACAATGACCTTTACAGATGATGTTGGTGATACTTCCATCACTTTGACAGGCGAAGGAATAAAAAAGAAGATAGAAAGAATTTACAATCACAAAGTTGATGGTATTTATAAAAATTTAAAACAGTTTGAAAATGTAAATATAAATCTAGCCATTCTTGATTCTTTTGGAATGCCTTTGCTAGATGAAAAAGACCGTGTAATTTGGCAAGAGGAAACAACATAATAGGAGAATGAAATGAGTGGTACAAAGACCTATCCGGGCGAAAGAGCAGAAGATAAAACAACGGTTACACCAGCATCAGGTGATAGTTTTATGGGGCTAGATTCAAGTGATAGTAACAAAGTAGTCTTGTTCGATTACGGAGATGTCGTTGGTGGAACGGATGGCATTGGACAAAGGACCGTTATTGTTGACTCTACATTAACGGCTGTAACTGGCAAAGTTTATAATACTTGGACAGCAGCAGACACATATGTTCAAAGTCAGACACCAGCCGCAGCAACACCATGGATAATTATAATTTATGGTACAAATGCAGAAAATATAATTTTAAAAGATTATACTTATATACAAGGAGCAAAAGGAAGCACAAGGCTAACAGGAACAATTACGAGTACATGTACAAACTATTATGCAGCATTTATAGATTGTGAAATTACAACTATTTCAAATACAGCAGGAACATATGTATGGTGTAAAAATTGTATTGTTTCCGGTGGAACTTCTACACAGGGCGATTTTAAATTTGAAGAGTGTGAGTTGTCTACAATTTCAATAACCACTGTAAATTCATATGGGTCTTTTTTCGATTGCACAATAAACTCAGGAACCTATGGAGATACTAACACTGTAGGTGGAGGTATGGTATTTCAAGATTGTAAAGTTTGGGGAGGCTCTGTATTTTCAATTGATGCAAGAACAACACAATTTGATGGTGTTACTTTTGGAGATACAACACATTTGTTTAAAAACTGCCCTTTTATAAATGACTCCGCTGGAACAATTACACTAACAGGCTCTAATAGTATTGATATAAGCAATAGTTATCTAAATGATAATATTAGTGTTGTTAATGGACATATTTATTTAGATGATGTTTATGCAAACAAAACTTTGACAGTTGCTACAGGTACAGGAGATATAAAAGTAAGAAACGGTTATGTTGATACAATAAGTGCAACAGGCAATGGATCAAGCGTAGAGCTATATAGTTCTACAGTTAAAACAGCAATAACAATTGATGGAAACGGTGGAACTGCAACATTCAATTCTTATGCTTCTTTTGGCCCTGAGCCAACATTAACAGATACAACTTGGGTAAACAAGGGATTAATTTATGATAATACTTCAAATGGAGTTGCAGCAGTAGAAACGCAAGCAGCAATTGACACAGCTTTAAATGGTTTGTCTGGCCCTAGAACCGTTATTGTAGGAACGGGATTGACAACAGTGCCGGGAAAAGTATATTCTACATGGGTGGCGGCTGATGCATATGTTGCAGGTCAAACGCCAACAACTTCAACACCTTGGACAATAAAAATTTTTGGAACTAATTCAGAGGCAATTGTATTTAAAGATAATGTATCAATAGAAGGTGTAAATAAATCAACAAGATTAACGGGAAATTTAACAAGTACTGTTACTAATCCAGCAAATTTAAGATATATAAGCGATTGTACAGTTGAGCAATTAACACTATCAGCAGGCCAATTTTTGCAATTTGAAAAATGTATTCTTGATCTTTCAGCACAATCTATTACAGGGGGAATTGTAGCCGCTCGATATTGTGAATTAAATGGCGGAAATTTTACAGGGCTAACAACTTTTTTTGCTTACTATTCTATATGTCAAGGTGGAACTTATGATGCTAATTCTCAGTTTAATCATTGTGAAAGTTCAGGGCTTTCAACAGCAGTATACAATGGCGGAGAGTTTAATAATACAAAACTCTTAGCAGGAGATACAATAAACATGGGATATGTTTATAATTTTAATTTTTGTGATTTGCCTGCGATTTCTTGGACATTAGATGCAAGTTCAACAGTGACAGCAAGATATTGCAAATTTGATGACGGTGCAACGGTAACAATGAATACTGCAGGTGCATTATTAATAACAGAATACATTAAAGGCGATATTGTTATATCGGGTTCTCAAGTAGCTTTTTGGCGTAATAATTGGGACAGTGTAAAAAGAATTGCTGTAGATAATGTTTCAAATCCTCCAACAGATGCAGAATTAGATACACTTTTTACAAGTCCGGCAGCAGTTGGAAAAAACTTTGAAATATACATTGATGACAATAATGCTGACTCTAATGTTTATAGAGTTATGTCAAATGGTACAAGTTGGTGGTATGACACACTTACTAAAGCAGTTTAAGGAGGGGTAAAAAATGGCAACTAATTTTGAAAAAATAATGGAAGCCTTTTTTTTAGATGAAATTCAAGATGAAGAAGACAAACTATGGGATTTCTACGATAGACTGGATGTAGATTCTTGTGAAGGAGATCAACTTGATAATTTAGGTACTATTATTGGACAAGATAGAATAGGCCTGTCTGATGTAGATTATAAAAGCTATATAAAAGCTAAGATTGCTCAAAATGTGAGTCAAGGAGGCGCAAAGGCTATTTATGGTATTTTTTATTATCTAGCTGGTTTTAATTGTGAAATAGTTGAAATTTTTCCAGCGTCTATTCTCATATATATTTTGCAAGATTTGCCTACAGGAATGGAAAATTATATAAAGAATTTTATTGACGATTCGCTACTCGCTGGTGTAAAATTAGACGAGATTATAAGGGAAAACGGCTCTGACTCTTTTGCTTTTGATGGCCCCGGCGATTATAAAGGCTTTAGCTCTTTAGCAGTCCCAACAAGTGGCGGGAAATTATCAGCATTAATTTAATATAGGAGATAAAAATGGCTTTTAAAAATTTTGATAAACCGACAGATTTGGCAGAGTGGACAAAAGCAGGGATTGAGCCAAGCGGAGCGGAAAAAACAACAGGGTTTTATCAAGACTTTAGACCCCCGATGGATTGGTTTAACTGGTTTTGGAAACTTGTTTCTGATTGGCAGAACTATTTAAATGACCAAAAAGCAGTTGAAACAACAACACAAAATGACTCTTACACATCAACAAGCTACGCAGATGCACAAGCTTATCTTGACTCTTTGCCAACTCAAATAAATCACACTATTGTTTTGGCTCTTGGTGGAACTGGATATGCAACAAATACTTTGTCTTTGTCAAATCATTATGGCGATGGCTCTATTGAAATAGATGGCGGTGGCGTGGCGGCGATTGGAAAAATAACGGCAACTAATATTAAGTTGCCTTTGTCGTTTATTGATACTAGTTTTGACGGAGATACGACAAGAAACGGTTTAGAAGTTACACAATGTTCTAATGTTTCTTTGATTAATTGTTCTTTTACAGAATGCGTATACTGCATTGATTCAACAAGATCCGATATTCAAGTTAGCGGATGGATTATTGATTCAGATAATGATACATTTGGAAGAGCACTAGTAAATTCAAAATTTACGGTTGGAACTGGCACACAAAACAATGCCTTAACTAGTTATGTTTATGTAATAGACAGCAATAGTAAAGTAGCGACAATAGATGATGGCAGAATTTACACTAGTCACACAGATTTTATGACATGCCAAGACGGTGGTGAATACTCAGGTGTTTTTGGAATAAATGGAAATCACGATACAGATAAAACAGTGACTTTAGTTGCTGCTGACATGCCTTATATAAACAGTCATATCCAAGCGATAGGCCAGTATGTTCCACCAAATAGCAAATTAACAATTAATCTTCCAGCTTATTCAAGCACAATTGATAACAATATTTTAAAAATACATGGTTTTTGGGGCGGTGGAGAGGTTGAAATTAGAGGTCAAAATGGTGGTGGAGAGGTTGAAATTAGAGGTCAAAATGGTGGTGGAACTGTATTTACAGGTGGAGCAGTTGTTGATATTAGAGGCAACGCTTGTAGAGTCTATATAAATGAGGTGCATTTGACAGATGCTTCTAATGGAAGTTCTGTACAATGTTGGGATAATACAGGGCTTGTTTATTTAAACGAAATGACTGTTACAAATGGAGCCGCAGGGAGTCGATGGGGCTTTATGTTTAGACATTGCCCAAACGTTTATTGCATTGATTTATCAGTCCCTAATACAAACAATACAAATGGTGTTTATTGCTACAGATCGTTTGTTTATATGTTAACAAGTACAATTAGAGGCTCTTCTAATTCAGTATACATTTTAGAGGGTTCAGAGTTCCGGCATAATGGAAATACTTTTACAGACGGAACTACGGCACATAACACAGCAAGTACATTTATACCGTAGGAGTAAGATATGTCAAAAAAAGTTGATACTTTATTAAAAAGAATATTGTCAGGAATTACCATTGTAACCTTTTTAAGTTCAGGTATGTTAGGCATTTACAAACTTGGAGCGTATAGTGAACGCGTTAATAACTCTATAGATAAAAATACTAAATCAGCAATTAAGGTTACTAAAGCAGTAAATGAGCTTGACAAAACTTTTAAAGATTTTGAAAAAAACTTCGATAAAAGGATGACAAGCCTTGAGGATAAATTTGACAATTACATAAGTAAAGATATTCCCGATAAGGCTATAGCTAATAATAAATAATTCGGTCGGTTTTGTTCTGACTGTTTTTACCTCTTGGGGTCTGTTTTTCTGCCACTGGTTTAAAGATCTACGGACCCCTTTTTTTATAAAAAAAGCACAAAAGAAATTAATCAATTGTGCTAGTTGTGTAAATCCGCAGGCTGTTATTAATGGTAAAAAGAATTGTCTTTAATAACGTTTTATTTAGCCATCACCAGAGCCATCACCAGAGCCATCACCAGAGCCATCACCATAGCCATCACCATAGCCATCACCATAGCCATCACCATAGCCAGAGCCATAGCCATCACCATAGCCATCACCAGAGCCAGAGCCATCACCAGAGCCATCACCATAGCCATC